TGGCGATGTTGGTGACAACGATTGCGGCGGCTACTGCTCCGATAGCGCCAGCGATTGCTAGGAATGCCTGTGGGTTGTCTTGTGCCCACATTGCGAACTTGTTAAGTATCGGAAGCACGGCCTCGACTACTGGCAAGAGCGCAGCGCCGATTGACTCTTTGGTTTCGCCAATGGAGTTAGACAAGATTTTCATTTTGCCTGCTGCGGTTTCTGCGCTCGCTGCGGTAGCACCGCCAAAAGTTCCGCCTAGCACGTCCATGATTTCGTTAAGGCTGGCGCCTTCTTTAATCATCGTTGCCATCTCTGGGCTTAACGATCGCAACGCCTTAAAGTTTCCTTGGTAAGCCTTGGCAAGCGCGTCTGCAACGGTGGCGCTATCTGTGCCGGTAGCGGTGCTGATGTCCATGACAAGGTTCATGTCGCGCATGGCCATGTCCACATCTTTTGTACCGCGCACAAGGGCTTCTAACGCCAAGCGATACTCGGTGTCCGCAACACCAGACGCTCTAGACATGGCGCTGATCTGTTCTTCAACTTGTGCGGTCTGTGCAGCACCCGCGCCAGTCACATTCTGCAAAGTAAGCGCTAACGCTGCCTGCTCTTGCTGATCTTCCATTGCAGCCTTGGTTGCGTCACCAAGCGCCAACGCCAAACCGCCAAGCGCCGCAGCTGCCGGCACCGCCGCCTTCTTGATCGCAAACTGGGCTTTCTCCGATGTAGTTTCCAGTTGCTTAAACTGGGCAATAGCCTTCTTAATCCCTTTGCCGTCAAACTCTGAAATGATCGGGATATTGATTGCCATTACGTGGTCTCTCTGTTCGCTTCATCCATGACGCGCTTGACCAATTGCTCCATCTCGGACATGACATCATTTTGGCGTTGCTCGTACGCTTTCCACATTACTCGCGAACGACTGCCATAGCGTGCAGTTAGCGCGCGCCCTAATGAGCCAGACATAGACGTGTCAAACATTGTGCCAGTCGCGCCTTTCCATTGAATGGCAAACGTGCCCACATTGGTTTTGTTTCCGCTGTATTCCTTAATTGCTCGAGTATTGATCTTGGCAGCGATCTTTTGTTTCATGCCAGGTATCCACGGCAAGATCTGGAACCCTGATCGGGTTTGCCAATTGCGCGCCATACCAGACAGCGGGACGCCAGTAGGCACAAGTTTGTTTGCATCGTCAATAACAGGCTGAACGATCTTTTTGTAGTCCTTGGTAATTTCTCGGCGCAAAGATTTGTCAATCTTGTTGAGGGTCTTCAAGGCATCCTTAAGCCCTACGACCTCAATCTTTGTTGATACTTCCGCCACGTTATTTCCTTTTTTTGTTTGACTCGTTAAGCACTTTAATGACCGTTGCCATATCTCGAGCGTCAAACACAATGTCGCTAGGCCACCAACCGACCGCGACCAATATCTCTGCTAGTTGGCGGCGGTAGGTGCCGCGTCCGTAGGGTTTGGGTCTGTCTCGTCCAGTACCGGCAGAATGTCGATGTCAGGGTTTTTGCTAAGCCATTCGCGCCAGTTGTCACCAACTTGTTCGCCTTTGATTTTTAAGATCGTGTGCATCCAGCAGGCGTAATCCGAGTACAACGGGTTTGCCGAGAGCTGTTGAATGTTGCGACGCTCAAGGCGTTCCCATTCCGTAACTACAAACAGATTTGTGTAGTAGTACTCGGGCGCGCTGTCGGGCGTGCGCTTTAACTGCAACTTAATTTTCATGTTTCTCCTATGTCGGCTTGGAGCCGTGATTATGGTGCGGTCGTGTCAAGCGTTAGCGCGCCACCCATAAACGTGAGGTCATAGGTTGACAACTCGCCAAGGGATGCGTTGATAACTGGCAACGACTCAAGATAACAACCAGTCAAAATAAACTTTGGATTAGTTGCTGACTCTGCACCTGACGCTGGGGTCAATGTGATGTTGGTCTTAGTGCCAACCAACGGAAACAAGGTTGCGTAGGTTTCGGTCGCTGCGAACGATGCGTACATCGTCAATGTCACTTCGTTGTTGACAAGGCCTGCGGTGTAACTGCGTGAGTTAGTGCCGAACGCGGTGTCTTCAAGCGCTTCAACCAAATAGGTCAATGTCGCTGCGCTGCACATGTCGGTCAAATCAACGCTGTTAATTGTCAGGACTGGGTTTGAGAGGTAAGTGCTACTGGCCATAAATGCTCCTTAGGTTATGTTCTGATAGTAGATGATTTGTGTTGCTTAGTTGTGGATTACGAAGTCTGGGCTTGGATAGCGCAATCAAGGTCATAGCACGGATACAACGCGCCACCGATTTCAAGGCTTGACGGACGGCCACCCATCACGATGATCTTTGAGCCAAGCACGGTTGCAACAATGCTAAGAATCTGACGCAGTACCGGCAGACCTGCTGGGCCCGAGCCGATTACTTTGACGGGAAACTCGAGGCGTATCACGTTGCCGTTTCCTGCGATAGTCGTGAAGTTTGGCGCGTCCAAATAAACCGAGTTACTAACAAGTTTGGTTGCATCATTTATTACACGGAGCCCAGTTACCGCGGTAAGCGTCGCGGTGACGTCATCAATCGCTTCGTTAAACAGGTCGGTGTACGACATCAGGCAACCGCTGGACGTGGGATGCCAAGCAGCTGCTTGACGATCGGGGTCAGGCTTTGCTGTGGTGCCGAACCCATGCCGTCAAACGTGGCGTAGGTTGCCTCTATTGAGCCCCTAGAGCGCCATAGAGCGGCGCAATACATCAAAGTGCCCAATGTTGCGTCACCGCCAGGAGAGGTCGTTAGGGAGTCGATATAGCCCGATTCCTGACGCCTGCGATATGCGAACTGATTACCAGCTGACACCGATTGCGTGAGCAACGTGTAGTCATCTGACGGGTTAGGAATGTTTATACCCAAATATGTTGCAACTTGCGCAGCTGTAACCCACGTGCAAACAGGGTCATACGAGACGGTGCCAGACGCGGCGGTGCGTTCCACATTGTTAGCGACCTTGGCGTAAAGCACCTGATCTGCAACTGGCATTTGATAGTCGTAAAGCAGGTCGCCTTCTGTATCAACGCCAATAAACAAATACTGTGGCAATGCGCGCACGCTGTAAGTGCCGTTAAATGTGGCGTCAACGCCTGCAACCGTAATTGACTGGCCGACTGCAATCTCGCTGGGGGTCAGGAGTTGCAGTACGGCAAAGTCATCAATTAGGTACTTGTTGGTAACCGTGTATGTTGCCATGAGCGGATGCTCCGCTCTCGACTAGGCGATTGCGATTGACTTAACCTGATCGCCGTCTGCGATAAAGGTTGAGACGTAGCCGTAGTAGGAGAATGTGCGACCCAAGGTTGCAGGTACTTCTACTGACATGATTCCACGAACTTGCTCGTAGAACTCAATCGCAGATCCGCGTGCTACAACCATCGTGTTGTCGGCAAATGCGCGGTCAACGACCAAGTTCAATCCCAATGGGTTGAACGTGTTCATTTGTGTTACGCCGCCTGTGCCGAGTCCGTTGATGCCCATGAGTCCTGCTGCGCCGGTGTATGGGAAAATTGGTCGCTTGTCTGCGTCCAACTGACTTCCCATTTTTTTCCATACGTCTGGACTGACGAAAATGTGGTCAGGCAGGAAGTTGGTTGCGGTGAGGATGTCGGTTGCTGCGTCGTACAATGCTGCGATCAACGATGTTGGGTTGTCAGCTGTAACTGTCCAGGTTGAACCTGATGCGGTGTCGCCTGCGAGGATTGCGTTACATGCAACTGCGTCTGATTGCAACATGTACTGGCCTGCGAGGTCTCGCAAAATGATTTCCATTGCTGCAGGTGAAGTGAAGTCGATGTCTTGTACTGACAAAGTAACTTGACCGGCAAGCGTGGTCTTGGTAACAACATTTGACGCGATTACTGGCGTAGTTGCTGATACTCCAGCAAGTTCAGGTGATTGTGAACCTACCGAGGTGTGGGTTGTCCAAGTTGGGCGGATCCATGTCTTTGATTGTCCACCGTCTGGCATTGCGCGAGCGCCAACTGCCGTGACTACTGGACGGATGTAGTTCAGGTCATCAAATACTGGCCCAAGGACTGGTACTGGCAAAAGACCAGGTGTGTCCGTGGTGAGTACATCGCCTGCAGCTGCTTGAAGTGCTGACTGCTTTGAGATTGCAAATTCGCGTGCGGCTGCTGCAACGTTGCGGAAAGTTTCTCCGCCGATGTGCATTGCTGCGAGGTATTCGCCTGGTGTTGGCAAATCAAACTTGCGCTTTGCTTGTGCAAAAATTGGTGCAGTAGGGATGGTTGCCTCAACTGCGGTTTCGTTTACTTCGGACATTTCTGGTTTCTCCTCTACTGGGGTTACTTCTTCATTTAACACTACTTCTTCGGGCTCTTGGTGGATACTCGCTGCGACTTTGGTGATGTTTGCTGCATCGC